CACCGCCATTTGGTTAAATCTTAGATCGACATTACCGGAGTTTTTATCTACAATTTGTTCTCTTTTGAACTTGTTTGCAACCCTCTGTACGTAAGCTTCAACATCATTATCATTCATGTTCCCTACAAACACTTTGAATACTCTTCTTTCAGGTGCTCTCGATGTACGATAGATCAACATGGCATCTTCAGATAATACAAGTTGTTTCCAAATACGACGAGCCTTCTCTAACATGGATGTCCCATAAGGAAGTTTTCTGTCATCACCCAATAATCTAAAGTGAGCAATCTCCCAAGTTTTAAACTCTACGTTTTTCTCTTTCCAAGCAAAACTTAAAGATTTTTGGTTTGGGTCAGGAGTAGCGCTGAAAGTCTTCAATTGCATTCCTCTTTCGTGTCTTTCTATTTCAATATTTGGTAATTGTAAACAACCCGTAACACCTTCATCTTGGTTCAATTTCAAATACACGAAGTTATCACCGTATTTACACATGTTTCTAATCCACATCGGTAAGTTGGTGTTAATGTCCAACTTATTGATGAATAGATCAACTAAAATCCCTTTTATTCTTTTTGATTCGGAATATACCTGTAATACATAACCATCTTGATTTGGTGTGGTAGATTCCTCAGCATAGATATCTAACGCTGTTGATATCTCAGGTGTATATTCCATTGATTCGTAGTCATAAAACGAGGCCAATCTTGTTGGTTCATAATAGACCGCTTGAGTGTATAAATTATTCTCAATTTTAGCCCATTGACTTTGTAAGAATAATGATTGTTGTTGTTGAAGTTTTTCCTTCTCGTATTCCTGTCTATTGGTAGTTTTTAGTAACTCCGTTTTATCCAATCTATATTCAGGTGTTCCGAGACCCAACAATGAGTTAGGTCCAAAGGTGTTAGATAACCTTTGCCAAACTGTAGGATTTTGTCCTTGTTGATTATTTTCTGCCATGTTAGTAATTTAACTATAGATATAAATATCTAAATAGTTTGATATTTACGACGTAGGTGTTGGGGTAGGTGTAATAGTTGGTGTTGGGGTAGGTGTTGGACAACTAGTGTCGATCAAAGTAAACTCAGTAATAACGCTACTAGAATTTACCACCACCCAATACCATAGAGATGCTGAGTTGTATACATAATTTCCTGGAGACGCGCCAGGTAATGAGTAATTTAAGAAATTACCTAAATATGTACCCACACCTAAAGGTGCGTAATATCTAGTACTAAAACCACCACCAGTACTACCAGTAGCATTCAAATACTGACAAAGAATTACTGCCGCATCATTAGCGTTTGCCACGCTATTCCAATTTCCGCTTGGGCCGCCTTCACCAACAGAGTATGTTGTCTGAAGTACTAATAGTAATGTATTTGTTGGTGTTGGTGTTGGTGTTAAAGTTGGTGTTACTGTATTTGTAGGTGTTATGGTAGGTGTTGGAGTATTTGTTGGTGTTTCTGTTGGTGTGGGAGTATTAGTTGGTGTCTCAGTTGGGGTTTCTGTTGGTGTCTCAGTTGGGGTTTCTGTTGGGGTTACCGTAGGTGTTTCCGTAGGTGTAATTGTAGGTGTTGGAGTTTCAGTAGGTGTAATTGTAGGTGTTAATGTATTTGTAGGTGTTATTGTTGGTGTAATTGTATTAGTTGGTGTTATTGTAGGTGTTACGGTTTGAGTTGGTGTAATTGTAGGGGTTAGGGTAATCGTACTAGTTGGTGTAATTGTAGGTGTAACGCTATTAGTAGGTGTAATTGTAGGTGTTACTGTTGGAGTTGGTGTTATAGTTGGTGCAGGTGTCTGACTTGGTAAAATGCTTGATGTTGGTGTTGGACTTGGTAAAATTTCAGGTATTACAGGTTCGAACTGATAAGCACTTCTTTTTTGTCTAAAAGTGTTCTCAAATACTTTGGAAGTTTTAATACCTTCCCCCAAAGGTATCAAACGAGACCCATCAAATATTCTACCCGATTTTCTTCTAAAATCTAAACCCATACATATAATTATCTGCGACTATTAAATAACCAGCTATATTTTATGTAATCATCTTTTGATGGACCTTCTTTTAACCTCATTCTTTCATTATACGTTGAGGTGTTTGGCATGACTGGGTCAAAATGAGTTTGTTTTACTGATGTTTCATCACTCATTACAGCCCAAGAGTTCAACATAGATTTTGTATGTTCTGTTGCTTTCTCAAGTTTTGAGAATGAAGATTCCCCAACGTAAATCGCCATAGATATACCCATGATTAAGTCATCATGTTGTCCTTTTTGGTGATCGGGTCTACCGTTGATATAAACAAACGTGTTCATTTCATTATATAACCTTACACTTCTAAGTTTGAACTTATGTCTAACGTACTCTTCAAACGAAGCGATTATCTGAACCCTTTTGTTATTAAAGTTAATACCAGGTATTTTATCAACACTACTTTTATTGACCGCCCAAATATTAAATGAATCAACTCCATCAATATATAAACTCGTATAACCAAGTTCTTGCATTTTTCTTACGGTAGTGATACCCATACCACCTGTGATATCGACCACTACAAACGCATTATACATTTTACCCCACTTGTAAGCAATCTCAGCTAAAGTATCAGGTGGAATTTTTCCAACATATTCTAAAACCTGTTCCCTGTCGTCAAAATCAATAATTTGTATTGATGAAAAGTCTTCACTATCACCACGAGAAACATCGACACCCATAATATACTTGTGACCCTCAATCGGTTCTTTCCAAATCCACAGTGAATTACCCATCAATTTAGATGGTGGATCTTGCAATGTGTTATTTTTAATGTCCTCAAGTTGTTTGTTATCAAATACGTTATCACCTGACCCCAAGAACTCACAGTTCAACTCTTGGTTTATCTTACGCTTATCGTACTTAAGTTTTTTAACCATTTTTTCATACCAAGAAGAACAAGGTTTGTACCCTTGTTTGAAGAACATATTTAATTCTTCATAATCTCTCTCATATGGGTCTACGTGTGCGAATGATATATTTTTAGATGTGTCAAAGTCATCAATATTCAATAAATAATGAATAAGGTCATCCGTAGGTACTAAATAAAGATCTTTAGCATATCTTGGATCTCTATACCAATACATTTCAGAGATCTTGAAGTTATTCATCCCTTTTAATGATTGGTCGTATATCTCATAGTATATTGGGTCATATCCGTTAGGTGTGGAGACCACAATCACTTTACCCCCTGTGGATAAGGATGCCATACAAGCTGCCCAGAAATCACTATCCGCCTCGATAAACGCAGCCTCATCAAATACAAGAATTGTTGGGGTAAATCCACGAAGGGCATCTTTTGACGTTGCCACCGCTTTTACCTCGGATCCGTTATTTAATTTGTAGTGTCTTTGTGAATTTTTTTCAGCTGCGAAACCCGCACCAACCCAATTAGGCCATTGATCAACAAATGCTCTGATCTTGTTTGCCATCTCCATTGATGTATCAAGTTTGTTGGCAATTATTAGAATTTTTTCGGGTTGAGTTTTTTTGGCAAAAACTAATCGTTTTGATATCCACGCCGCGGTCACGGTTGATACTCCAGCCTGACGATATTTTAATGCTATATTTTCTTCATAATCTTCGTAATCCTGCAATAAAGATACTTGATCTGGGAATAATTCTAAGGGGACGTATTTTGATACTGTATTGTCGTAAGTTTGTAAATAAGTACGTAACGCATAAGGTGTGTCTTGCATGCATTTCACATACTCGATCATTACCTGTTCTTTGGTCAAAGCCATAAAAATAGTTTACAATTATTATGAGAAATTATTTTTTAGTTTTACCTATAGAAAATAATTTTGCAATTGGTGTTTTCATTTTGGGAGCTTCATCAGAAAACATTGTCACTTTTTTAGGTTTTCTAAGAATCATTGATTCAGATTTTTCTTGGACCAACTTTACCAAGTCAGACTTTTTCATTCTTGGTTTTACCTTACTCTCCAAAACGGAAATAATTTTATTTTCTAAAAATTTCTCGAGATTTTCGTTTGTTTTTTCTTTTTTGTATTTTACTGTTTTTTCAGGATGAAGTTTCTCAGGCATTTTCTCATATTGTTTTTTTGACGTAGAATCTGAAAACTCACGAGCCATTTCACACCATTTTTTCTTTTTAACACCTTTACTGGTGTTACATTTTGCCCAAAAGAAATTTTGTTGAGCTTTAGATTCAAATTTTTCTCTAATAATGCTTTCTGTTTGAGGTATCCCGTCTAGTGATCCGTCAGGATCGGTACTATTGTCGGTTCCGTAATCTTGAGGATTTTTATAGTTAACAGGTTTATTACCACCAAATTCATCAGGATTTAACATATCGTCAAATTCTTGATCTTCAGTCATTTCCCCCTCAGCCTGAGTAACTTTTACATTGCCACCTTCGATAGAAACCATAGTTTTTTTTGAGGGATCAGTTAGTGGAGGTACTGCCAAACCTTTAGCCGCTGATGATACAGGTGCGGTGTATGTCACCTCTTGACTAACATTTTTTTGCCATTCTTCTTTAGATTCTTCTTTTTTTCCTTTTTTGAATTTTTTTGTTAAGACATCGAGTTGTGCCTCATTAAGATTGGCTACGGTCTGTAACGATAGTCCCTCACGAAGTAAAAACTTAATTTTATCTTTATTTTTCATATACCACCTGCTTTTCAAATTCTAATACTATATCTCTTTCATATAGTTTATCTTTTATCTCATCTTCAGTGTCACCAAATCTGAATACTAATCTTTTTACAAGTGAGAAATCAACCTCACCACTTTCTTTTTCCCAACCCATAGCAATCACACCATCCATAGAGTCTATAACTGAAAACACATCAGAGTCTTGTATCAATTCTAATGTTACATCATCATTAATCAAAGTACCTACTTTTGTAACGTATTCGTAGTCAGGTGGATTAGGATAACCATTTGCTGGTTTTGAATCCCAATTTTCACCCCACACTTCTAATGTATTGGAAAAAATAAATTCATAAATGTTTTGTCCCTTATAGTTGGGTCCCATTCCATTTATGTAAATCAATTTATTCATAGGATGTCACCTTTTTTTGTAATTCTTGTTTCATTAAGCCCTTCCTTAAAGATCATGTTTCCTTTGTTTGATAATCCCATTATTTTAGATTCAGGATTATGTTTAATATACCAAAGAGCGGATTTTAATTGTTCTGTTGATTCCGCAAGAGTAATGATATTCTTTTTGTTTACTCTATAGATTTCTTCTTGTTTTTCTCTTTTTTCGGTACGATTTTTCTCTACTTCAGATTCTGTCAAAACAAAATACTTACTTAATACACTCTCAACTTTAGATTCGTTAAAAGTACCGTGAGCAAAATGATTAGTTCTTGGGTTGATCATTCTAGAACCTCTTCTTCTTAATTTGTAATTTTCATCATCTCCTTCACCAATCTCTTCAAAATCAACATCATAATCTATCGGTGATTTTTTCATGGAATCTCCATCGCCACTATTTAAAAAGTCTCTAATGTCTATATCTGCTTGTTTTTTTGCGTAAGTCTCAGGTGAACGATCATATTTTTTCATCTTTTGAACAAAAGTATCAAGATCTTCGTCGTCTTCTTCATCTTCTTCTTCAGATAATTCGTCAGTTAATTTAGACATCATTGTATTACCATAAGCACTACCAACGTAACCCTCAACAGCATCACCAAGACTATCGTATTCTGTTACTTCACCTTGTGCTGCCGCCAACGAGGCAAAATCCATTTCAGCAAGTTCAGGCTCTTCTTCACCCTCCATATCGGATGGCATTTCTTCTTCCATGTCTACATCAACTTCTTCCTCACCTTCTTCATCTTCTTCACCTTCTAATTTGGCAATGATTTGTTCGATATCGTCTTCATCTAAAACCTCAACATCCAATGATGACAATATTGAATTGATAATATATTTTACGTCTTTAGCGGATAAATCTTTGTCCTCTTCATATTGACGAATTTTTTGTGCTAATTTCCCAACGAGTATTTGGATTCTTTTGAATTCACTTGGGCCTTTTTCTTTTTCAACCTCAACGTCTATTTCCTCATCCTCCATTTCAGGTTCTTCTTCCATTCCTGGCATTGGTTCTTCTTCCATTCCCGGCATTGGTTCTTCTTCCATTCCCGGCATTCCCGGTTCAGTCATCGGTTCTTCACCTCCAGGTAATGGCATTTCAGAACCACCCATAGGAGGCATTTCAGTGTCCATAGGAGGCATTGCAGGTTCTGCAGGAATTTCGGGTGCTGGTGCTGGCGGAACGTCCGCCACAGGAGCCGGTGCCGGTTCATTAACCGGCTCAGCATCTGCTTTTTTAGGTTTTCTAACCTTTAGTTTGTACTTTTTTTTTTGCTCGTTAAATAACGAGGTACCTTCAGTGTTTTCGTATAGAGTATTGAACTCTTTAGCCATTAAATTTAATTTCTTTAATGCTTGGGAATATGAAGAAAAATACTTTCTATTTTGGATAGGTTCGATGTAGTCAACTGAGGACTCATTGATATTTTTCTTAATAATATAACCCTGTCTTTCTCTTACGATTTCATAAGTGTTACCGTCAGCCAAATCTAAACTATATTCGTTAGACTCGTTTTCATTTACAGGTTGCGGTACGTTCTCATTATATCTCGAGATTTCGATAATTCTTTTGATCTTATCCAAACCTTCTAATTTTTCACTACCAATTGGTCTTAATCCTGACATATCTGTGTGTTTTAGTTGTAATTATTTTATTATATAAATATACTGTTGATTAGAAAATATTGAATACTCTAATCAATAATACAAATTCGATAAATATCCTATGCTGTATGTAGTTTATTTTTTTCGTCTATGGATAATTTTTTTTGTACCAATTTTTCTTTGGCGTTCCTTAATTTATCCAAATACCCGTTTCTTCGTAATATTTTAAATACTAAATTTTCCGAAGAATAATCACCACCCTT